TGAAGATATTATTCTGCGAGATTACCAAGTTGAAGCAATCAACAACTTTATTGCTAATCCACAAAGTCTTCAGCAAATTGCTACAGGCGCAGGCAAAACAATTACAACTGCTACGTTATCACATCTCAGTGAACCTTACGGGCGTAGCATTGTAATTGTGCCTAATAAGTCCTTAGTTGAGCAGACAGAAGAAGACTATGTTAATTGTGGATTAGACGTAGGTGTGTACTTCGGCGACAGAAAGAACCTAGGTAAGACTCATACCATTTGCACTTGGCAAAGTTTAAATATACTTGACAAGAAGCACAAAGACGGCGCGGCAGTACTTTCGCTCGCTGAATTCTTAGAAGGTGTGAGCACTATTATTGTCGACGAAGTACACATGGCGAAAGCAGAAGTTCTTAAGAACTTGCTTACTCGTAACCTACGCAACGCTCCAATACGCTGGGGATTAACCGGCACTGTGCCTAGAGAGAAGTTTGAATTTGAAAGTATTCATGCTAGTCTAGGTCCTGTTATTGGATCGATAACAGCAAAAGAACTACAAGACAAAGGTGTACTATCACAATGTCATGTTAACGTAGTTCAACTAATTGACACAGTTGCACATAGAGATTATCAAGGCGAACTAAAGTATCTAACATCAGATCCAGAGCGTTTAGAATATATTGGTAAGATGATGAACAGTGTATCACAAACAGGCAATACTCTAATTCTTGTAGATAGAATTAGTGCAGGCGAAACCTTAGCAGAACTAATACCCGGAAGCACATTTGTAAGTGGTGCTGTAAAAGTAAAAGATAGGAAAGAAACTTATGACACAATACGTGAAGGAACTAATGAAGTTATTATCGCAACCTATGGAGTTGCTGCCGTGGGTCTTAACATTCCTCGTATTTTTAACTTGGTTCTTTTGGAGCCTGGAAAGAGCTTTGTAAGAGTAATTCAATCTATTGGTAGAGGCGTAAGAAAGGCAAAAGACAAAGACTTCGTACAAATATGGGACTTGACATCAACATGCAAGTTTGCGAAGCGACATCTAACTCAACGTAAGAAATTTTACAAAGAAGCAGAGTATCCATTTACAATCGAAAAAGTGGACTGGAATTAAATGAGAATATTAACATTAGAAAACAAGTGTTTCAATTTAGACGACCTACCAGAAACTATAGAAGAAGATGTACGTTTTAGCGTATTAGATAATTCAGATCCAAAAAATCCTGACTTCTTCTTTGTGCCTTTAATTTTCTTAGAAAGTTTTAGCGCACCGGCTATGGTATTAGATATTGGTGGCAAAGAAGTCACAGTACCTGTAGACTGGAGTGTTGCAGTAGGTTGTAGCGAAAGCGGCAATGACTTAGAAGTATTGCCATTAACAAGTATTAACGATAGAGGCTTTGAAGCATTTCTGTTTAATCCTTTAAGTAGTTTTAAAACAGATTTTGCTGAAATAAAAATTACTAATTTTTACACAGATGTAAAATGGTACTTTCCAAAGATGAAGAACGGACAACTATTAAGTGTTCCTATTACTGAAGGTAACGATCCGTTGTGTGCATTCTTTGTTAAAGATATTAGCAGACAATGCGAAGTAATAGAATATAGTTTATTAATGTAAGGATAGATAAATGAAGGCAGGAAAAATTTGGGGACAGACAGAGCTGATCCATGCAAACGGTGTATTAGAATTTCACCGTATTGAATATAAAGCAGGATACAAATGTTCTGAACATGCACACGAATTTAAATGGAACGGATTCTTCGTTGAATCGGGCAAGATGATTGTTCGAGTTTGGCAAGATGATCAAGGACTAGTTGATGAAACTATTCTTGAAGCAGGGGACTTTACACAAGTAAAGCCCGGAAAAATTCACCAGTTTGAAGGTTTGGAAGATGGTGTCGCTTTCGAATTATACTGGGCTGAATTCAACCACGACGACATTGTTCGTCGCACCTCAGGCACCGAAGTGAAAGGAAAATAATGTTTAAAAACATCGATAAGAAAATGATGCTGAAACTTGCAATTCTGCAGGTAGTAGTAGTCGTTATCTCCAACGCCCTAGTTTCTATACCTGTAGAAATTTTTGGTGTTAAACTAACGTGGGCTGCATTTACGTTCCCATTAGTTATTCTAGCAACTGACTTGACAGTACGTATGTTAGGTAAGAACATTGCTCGAGCAACTATTGCAGCAGCATATCCATTAGCCATTATTGGCTCAATTGCAGTTGTAATGTTAGAAGGCGCACCTCAGAGTGTTGCACTACGTATTGGCTTTGCAAGTGCTACAGCATATGCAGTTGGTACAATGCTAGACGTGTATGTATTCCAATACTTACGTGAAAAGTATCGTGCATGGTGGTTAGCACCGGCGTTGTCTACAGTTATTGCAAATGTAATTGATAGTTATACATTCTTCTTTGTTGCGTTTAATAATTCAGCAGATGAGTATATGGCAGCAAACTGGATGGAGATTGCAGGATCACAAACTGTACTTAAAATCGCAGTAGGCTTAATTATATTCCTACCAGCTTATGGCGTACTACTACGCTACTTAAATGGTAGACTACAAGAGAATGCTGATGGGTAATTTATTGCCCAATGAAGCAATAGCATATGAGCGTAGCGACGGTGTTGTCTACGCTCATTACCCCAACAACCCCGATATCGATCGTTGGATTGTAGGCGGTGATCCTGCAGGTGTAGCAAGAGCTCAGGGCGATTTAATAAGCTATATTGAATGGCAAGAACTGTGCGAGCTATCAGAAAGCTACCCTACACTAAGGAAGTTACTAGATACGCTAGTAACAACTTACTACACAATCAAGGAGCACAAATGAAAGTAAACATTGAAGACATAGGCGGTGAGGTTGTTAAACAAGATGAAAGATATGTTGTTAAAGATAATACAACACTAAATAATCTTGCTGTAAGTAGCACCCGACTACAACCAAGAAAAGCAACATCTGGCCATAGCCATGCAGGACAAGAAGAAGTTTATTACTTCATCAAAGGAACTGGCAAAATGGAATTAGATGATGATATAATTAAAGTAGAACCGGGCGATGTAGTACTAATTGAAGATGGTGTATTTCATCGTGTACATGCAGGTATGAATGAGGAATTATATTTTGTGTGCGTATTTGACGGAGGACGAAAACATTGAGAATTATTGCAGGGCCATGTCAACACGAAGGTCTAGCACAGTCAGCAGAGATCGCTCGAGAGTGCAAACGTGTATGTGACAAATATGGAATTGACTATTACTTTAAAGCAAGTTTTGACAAAGCTAATCGTAGTAGTATAAACGGAGAACGTGGTGTTGGAATAAATGCAACACTAAATGATTTTTTAGCGTTAAAAGAAACGTTAGATGTAAAGACACTTACGGATGTACATGACTATGTACAAATAGCCCGTATTGAACGAGAATTTAAATATGCAGTTGATGTCTATCAGATTCCTGCATTTTTGTGTAGACAGACTGATTTACTAAAAGCAGCCTGTGCTACAGATAAAATAATAAATGTAAAGAAAGGTCAGTTTATGGCACCTTGGGATATGGAAGGTGTAATAAGTAAGTGTACTGACGCAAATGAACTTTGGATAACTGAGAGAGGTACAAGTTTTGGCTACAATAATCTTATCGTTGACTTTACTGGTTTGCAGTATATGCTCGATACTTATGAACATGATATCGTTTTGGATGTTACGCACTCTGTACAAAAACCCGGGGCTAACGGCACTAGCTCAGGTGGCAATCGTGATTACGTGCCTGGGCTGGCTCGTAGTGGGAGTGCTCTTGGGATCAGGAACTTTTTCTTGGAAGTCCATAGCAACCCTGATGTAGCACCAAGCGATGGTCCAAATATGCTTAGACTAGACGACTTTGAACAAGTTGTAGCAGATATAGTAACATACAGTTACCATCCAAATGAAAGACCTATTAAATGAAAACAGCAATCTTAATACCAGCTAGGCTTGCAAGTACACGCCTTCCAAAAAAGCCATTAGTAAGACTTAATGGTACAACCTTAGTTCGTAGAGTATACGAAGCGTCTTGTATGAAAATGGATTATGATGTATTTGTATTATCAGATAGTCGTAAAGTTACTGATCTATTTCATCACGAAGGTGTATACTTAGATGATACAGAATATGCAAACGGCACCGAGCGTTGTGCAGGAGCAATTAAAGATCCAATGTTTGACAAGTATGATCAATTCATTAACGTCCAAGGCGATATGCCTGATGTAACAAAACAAATGATCGAGCGTTGTATTAAATGGTTGCAGTACTATCCTGTCAGCACTGTGTTTACTACTATGCCTGAAGAAGAACAAAATAATCCTAACTCAGTTAAAATGATACGTGCAGGCGATCAAGCGTTATGGTTTGGTAGAGGCATAACAGGATACGGCGAATGGCACTTAGGTGTTTACGGATACAAGCGTAATGCATTAGAAATGTATAGTACCTTAGAAGTAACACAAGAAGAACAAGTTGAAAACTTAGAACAATTACGTTGGTTAAAAAATGGTTGGCAAATCGGCTGTTCTAGTGTACAATATAATGGAGTAGAGATAAACACACCTGAGGATGTAACAAAATGGCAGCAGAAAAACTGGCGATAAAAGAAATCCTTAGTTGGATTGATAACGGCGAAAGTAAAATATGGGATCATTTAGAAGATGATCATAAGAAGCAAATTAGCTTTTGGCTATTGAATAGATACGTAGCAGGTATTAACGGTAGTCGTGAAAAACAAGAACTTGCTGTGTTTAAAACTAACGAATACTACAATAAACATTTTAATGATATCGGTGTTGGTAAAGATTCAGGACATCAAAAACTAATGTGGCAACTGTTGTGTATGAGTGGCAACACAGGCAAGAATGAATTCCATCCTTGGATTGGTTTTAAGAAACGTGACGGTAGCACAGGCAAGGCAATGCAACTATTAGAAAAACTATATCCAAACATGAAAACAGACGAGGTTGAATTACTTGCTAGAATATCTACAAAAAAAGAACTCAAAGCACTTGCAGAGGAACATGAAATTGCAATTAAACTCTAAGCCGTATGTATGTGAATACTGTGGTAGTGGATTTGTAAGAGAAAAAACTCTTATGGTGCATGTCTGCGAAAAAAAGCGTAGAGCATTGCAAAAAGATGAGCGTAGAGTACGCTTAGGATTCTATGCATTTAATCAGTTCTATAAACTAAGTGCAGGTTCAAAGAAAGATAAAACATATGAAGAGTTTTGCAAAAGTAGTTATTATAATGCATTTGTAAAGTTTGGTAGTTTTGTATCTAATGTAAAGCCGTTGTATCCTGAGAAATATATTAACTATGTTGTAACTAGTGGAGTTAAACTTGATCACTGGTGCAGAGAAGAAATGTATGAAACGTATGCAATTGAGCTAATTAAAAAAGAAGGTGTTGAAACAGCACTAGAACGCTCAATCAATACTATGGTTGACTGGGCAAGTGAAAACAATAGCATATGGAATCATTATTTTTTATATGCTTCACCTAACAGAGCAGTATGGCACATTAAGGATGGAAAGATTAGTCCTTGGCTTATGTTAAACTGTAAAAGCGGAAAAGAAATGTTAGGTAATTTTAACGACGAACAACTAGGCATGATTTACAATATTGTAGATCCAAAGCATTGGGGCGTTCGTTTTAAACGACAAACATCAGACGTCCAGTTAGTAAAGGACGTTGTAAAGGAAAGTAAACTATGAAACTATTAAAATATCCAGACGAGTTTTTAAGTAAGCAAGTCAAAGCAGTTAATTTAGATAATCCTGGTTTTGATCCTGTAGAACTTAAAAAAGAAATGACAGAACTTATGCTTGCTAGTAACGGAATTGGACTTAGTGCTAATCAAGTTGGACTAGATGCACAAGTGTTTGTTATGGGAGACAGTGTAGAAAATAGTACAATATGTATTAATCCTACAGTGTTGCAATACACAGAAGAAACTGTAGACGACATTGAAGGTTGTTTAAGTTTTCCAAATGTGTTTGTTAAAATTAAACGTCCTAAAGAAATACTTGCAGAATGGTATAATGAAAAACTAGAAAAACAAACTGTAAAGATTGAAGGGTATAGTGCCAAGTGTTATCTACATGAACTAGATCATTTGCTAGGCATTACATTTAAGGATCGTGCAAGTAAACTTAAATGGAACATGGCAGAAAAGAAAGCAAGGAAGTTAGCTAAGAGTCATGCGTAAATTAACTGATGGTAGTGAAGTTACCGAACTCACACAAGCCGTTACACTTAGCGTTTATACTAAGTGTCCGCAAAAATGGAAACTGGTAGATATGGAAACTGGCGAAGAATATATTGGCAACATACCAAATCAAGAAGACAAAAATTCGTGGGTAAAAACAGATGCCTGATATTGATATAGACTTTGCTGATAGAGATGTTATATTATCGCAACTAGAACATCGTGTGGCAAAACTAAATACAGGTAAGAAGCATAATACCGGAGTCTACGCAACAGAGGTTCCGCACAATCCTATAGACAACTTGGCCACAGTTGAACATAAGGCAGCAGACGAACGTGGCTACTTTAAACTAGACTTCCTTAACGTAAGCATATATAAAGATGTTAAGGATGAAACGCATCTAACAGAATTAATGGAAAGGAAACCAATATGGCAACTTTTGGAACACGAGGACTTCAGCGAAAAGGTCTTTCATCTAAACGGCCACAACCAGCTATTAAAAGTCTTGAAGCCCAGCTCGGTATTAGAGTTGGCAGCGACAGTAGCGATAATACGTCCAGCGAAAAGACATCTAGCAAACAAGACCTGGAAAGAGATACACGAACAAGTTTGGGTAAAACCGACTGACGGTGAATACTATTTTAAGAAAGCTCACGCAGTAGCATACGCACATGCTATTGTTGTTCACATGAACTTATTGTGCGAACAATTAGATAGTGAAAGTAAATAATGGAACACTTCTTTCGTACATTTCAAGTAAGTGATCAAGTTTGTAATGACTTAATACAATACCATAAAGACAATAAAGAATATAAAACATCTGGAACGTTTGGTGACAATACCCAAGTAGATCATTCTATTAAAGAATCTACTGATGTTACATTTTATAATAACAGTTCTTCATCAGCAGT